CGGAATTCAAAGTTGAGAACTTTGATTCCTTTCTTCACCTGTAATAACCTATATTGGGTATTTACTTGTTGTTCTTCTAGCTTCCATTCCATCCGAAATAGTCGACCGAGTTTACTCATTGCAGTTAGACTTTGTTTGCTTTTCCTTTCTCCTTTACCTAAAAGGAGGGGATCAGTAAGAACAAGAAGATCAACAACTTTCTCAAGGTTATATGATCTTGTATCTAACTGGTTATTTAACTCTGTAAGGGATGATACACTATTTTTTAGTGCATGTCCTATAGGAGAGATAACTTTTAAGTAAGTCGGTAGGTGATCAAGAATCATCATTGATTCCTTGTGAAACAGTGATAGCTTTTTTAGATTACCATATATGACTCCGTTCAATACTAATGAAAGGACTCGTGAAATTTCTTCACGAATTACCTTTTCATTTGGTATTACATATGAAGTTCCATTTGATACAATGCTTATGTACTCTCTTAATTCAGAGTATGTAGCATTTTTATCTAGGCGCATCATAAAACGGAAATCGTGTAGAATCGACTCTAGGTTTCTTAAAGATTTATGAAACTTAGGATGTCTTTGGTAAAGCGCTAAACACATCTCAACGCTAGTCATGAAGCTCATGGGTAGATAATTACGGTTGTACAATTCGTAGATAAACTGGAATACAGTAATTGGATTATTGTAATTCTGGGTTATCCCACGTAATTGAAAACCTGTAATTTCTTTTCCATGTTGGAATCATCTTTTAGCGAATTCATATGTATCTTTTGATACATGTGATTTTTGTTTAGAGATTGAGACTCCAATATGCTGCATAAGTTCGCGGTATTTTTCTGCAAGCAGATCATTAGTGATCACAATGTCATCCCCTAGCATTATATATTTGCTAGTTGGGTATTGTCCAATTTGCTTAGCTGCATATTGGATGATCATGTGATGTGCTAATGTAAACATGGCTCATGAACTTTGTGCACCCATTGGTTGGCCAACGGCATATTTATACATGTCGATGGTTTTTCCATTTTGGAATGCAAATGGTTCTCTGATCATGCAACATTTCCATGCAAATGCAACATGTTTATCTAACATTTCTGTTAGTAAATCTTGCTGTATTTGTATAGGGAATCGATCTGTAGCTGCAGTTAAATCCAAGGACCAATAATGATTGTCACAATCTCGTTCAATGTAAGGATCTTGTGTAAATGTTCTATCTTGACTAAAATGTCTTAATTTGTTAAACAACTGATCTGATATCAGTTTTAAACAACATTGAGATAAATAATCAAATATTGCAATTACACGTGATTTACCTTCGGGATCATGCACAATTGATAGACGCCTATTTTTGAGTCCCTCTTTAATATTGGGTACGTATCATCTGTAATCTTTCATACTTATTAATGTATGAGTGATTCCAGATATGATACGTATGAGGTATAAGGTAGAAATACCTGTATACTTTCACCAATGGGACATTGACGTCATCAATGCATGCCCTAATGGGCCTGACTTATTAGTCAGGTAATACATTGATGGGTGGTAGCTGGTACTCTCAAGAGTAAGCTTGAAATCATGAACAAATTCTTTCGTGAATTGTTTGAACTCACGAAAATTTGATTGCCCAGTATATGGGTCAGTCAAAGTATTGAATTTTGGTTCGGTGTTATAGACAAGAGTTCTTGTTACATTTAATAAAGTGTAACAGAATCTTAATTTATAAACATCACCAGAATCAATGAATTCTTTCATGAAATCAAGTCTCTTGGGAAATCCATTGGTTAATCTGATCTTTCTTTCACATGTAGATAGTGGTCTACCACACACATAACGTGTGATGGCAAGACGCATCTCTTTGAAATTAAGAACAGTACAATGGGTACCGGACAATTTTATATCATGAAGAAGAATATCGAAAAACTTATCTATTATCTTGATAAGTTCTGGATATTGTAAACCATTAAACCAAAAGCGAGCTAGTAACTTTGTTATTAGTTTCGTGAGTTTAATGTTTTTCATGGTATTATTTATTGGTGTGGCACAAGCAACAAGTCAAGTCATAGACTCCTGAGGGTACTTTCCAGTTTGGAGTTCCCCAACAGTCAGTCGCTATGATAGTTGACTAGCAATTTTGATGTCCCGGATTAGTAACCGGGGGGTACCCTCACAAAGGGAATCACTTTAATGAGTAATTCATCTCCCTTCAAACAGGGGACGAGGCTCATTAAAG